ATCTTCATTACCTCTTGGTGTTACTCGGTTAGGCATCATTGGAATAAGTTGTATAACTCTTCCAGATGAGTTTCTGACTTTTAAAAGATAAGCATCACCACTAGCGTTGATTGCTGTAACAATATAGTGTGAAAGTAATGAACCAGAAGTAAAAGGATTAGGCCTTTGTAGTAATTGTTCTACTGGGTGTGATATAAGTTCACTTGGTCCCTCTGCTTCTTTTTTATAAATTTTAAGTTGTGGTTCTGCATATGAAGTTGCTAAAACATTAAGACATGCAACTACAGCTGAGTTTCCTGTGCCTTCTCCAATATCCTCAAGTAATTTTTGAGGTATGGAACCAGATGTTGTGTTATATCCGAATACAGAAGAATCCAGAGATGAATTTGTACTCTGGTTATAATTAAAACCTTTAACTTGTCTTTCCGAAGGAGCTTGTAAATACTCTACGGTTCTTCTATAAAAACTTTTCTTTTCTTCAGCCATTAATAAGCTTCCCATTTCCTTTGTTGTCGTTCTTGTACTACTGCATAGGATAAACAGTCGACTATGTCGTCATGAGCACCTACTGGAAACGTCAGTAATTCACGCTCCACGTCGGCGACCCAAGAGTACTCTTCATTCTTAGGAAGATAAACTAATCCTGCTTCCATCTTAGCAGATAAAGGAAGGGCTCTTTGACGCTTGTCTCTATCAGCTCTTAATTCTAAAACTGGTAATCCCTCTCTTCTTGCAAACTGAACTAAGGCTAATTGGAAACCAGCACGCTCTATTCCTACCCATTCAAGATTATGTTTGATGAGTTGTCTCTTTATTGCTGGAATTATGTCTGGTGCTTCCATTCTTTCTATGTGCATATCTAAAATAAAAAGCTTTTTAGTTGGTTGATGAAGGCCAAAACTACCAATAACTGTATAGTCAGCAGATTCTTTGGTAGAAGTTGCCAAGTCAACAGTACCAAACTTCACTAAATCGTTTAAATCATAGGTTTCACCATCAACATGAACTTGTCCTACACCTTCGTGATAATATCTAAACCAGTCTTGTTTGAACATCTGAGAGCCTTCAGATATGAATTGTGCCATATATTCTTGTGCAAAGACTAAAGAACCTATTTCTTGTTTGGCTGCTTGTACTTCTGATTCTTCAACTAATGGATTTGAAGTAGATGGGAATTGAAATCTCTGCCAGTCTCCACCTTGACTTGCCCTTTCAAATAATCTGTAAAACCAGTTATCCATTCCTTTAGGAGTACTAATGAATAATGCAGAACCTTTTCTTTCAGTAAGAGTAGGCCTAAGTACTTCAGTCCATGTCTCTTCTTTAACGAAAGCGGCCTCATCCATAACAAGAAAGTCAAGACCTTCTCCACGAAGTCTTTGTGGGTTGTCAGCAGAACGAACACCGATAAAACCACCATTGCCAAAATCTACCTGCATATCACCAACTTTGATGTTTACGCCCATTTCTTTTGGGAATGAGGCTGCTGCTGCTTGAATGTCTCTCCAACCAACTCTTGAAATTGCAAAGGTAGGTGCGACCCACCACGCTCTACCACCTCTAAGAGCTACCTCCATGCACATTTGCACGCCTAATCTAGATTTACCGAACCTTCTCCCAGCACAAAGAATTTTCCACCTAGCTGGGCTATCATGTACTTCTTTTTGTGCGTCATGCAAAGGAGGAAACTTTATATCAAATACCCTCTTCTTTGCCTCACCAACTGGTTCTAATATATCTTTAGGCATCTATATTAGTTTAACAACAAAAAGAAGGGGATTATTCCTCTTCTTGTTCTTTTAATACAGAACCAATATTAATGAGCAAAGCTTTTTCGGAGTCTGAAAATTCACCTTTTACGGCTTTGTCCCATAATTCGCCAGAAAGCGAATTTTTACTACGATATAATGCTTTAGCTTTTAGAAATCTACGTCTGCTTAATTTTCTATAAAGACCTACAAAGAAACCTCGATATACATTGGTAAGGAAAAATAAATTACGAAATACAGTTTTCCATAGTATTGGAGAAGATGAATCGTTTATGTCTTCACGGCACCAGTTTATTCTATTTTTGACATTTCTCACAAAATTTAGACGTGCGAATTTAAACCCGTCGAATACGAAGTGCATTAAAAACATATTGAGATGCGATAACCATGTGTACTGGTCCCAACCAATGTGTCCATACCAAAATCCCTTTTCGGAACCATTATGAGCATGACCATGATATTTAGTTAAAGCATTCTCATTGTTGAGCCAATACGCAAACTGATGTGAGTGTTTATGACATAGACGAAAGTAAAGTTCTTCATTATCATAATTATCTACAAAATCACCATAACCACCGTTATACATGATATCTAGCGCACCTTGATTGTTTGATTCAAGCGGTAATCCACATTTTGCACATTCCGTATATAGTTTATTATTTTCTTCTAACATTTTTCACCTTTTATAAATTTATTCCTTATAGAAACAGCCCAGCATGTCTACTGGGCCGAATCTAATTTTAAACAATTAAATGCACTTCGGTGACTTACAAGGGTCGAGACCTAAGTCTTTTTTATCAATTGCTCCCTATGCAACGCTACAATTTTAAACGGCCACCCCCCTAATATTTTCTTTAGACAAACGACTCTTCAACAACGCAAAGTCAGTGCAATACTTACTTTCCCTACCGATGACACATCGAAATAGTTCTTATGCTGTTTTGTTGAAAAGTCAGCGATTTTGCCCTTATTGTAGGATTTTTAATTAGTACTTACTTGACCTTTTTGGGCTACCCACCCTAAGTATTCAAGCTTTCCGTTTTATGGCTCATACTTTAAGACCGCCGATTAGCTTTATTTAATTGTTTTTTCTCTTATATATATAATCTTATGGAAATAGTATTTCGATGTCAAGCTTATTTAAAAAAAAAATACAGCTCTGCCATAAGACAAAGCTGTTGATGGGAGGGCAGTCAGCTCGAAGTGTTTCCACTTCACGGGAAGCCGACATACCCATTATAACATTCTAAAAATCCCGACTTTAGAGAATGTCCCCAGCAATGTTTTTTTGTTTTGGTAGCTGACTAATAGCTATACATTGTTCATTAAAAGCTAAGTCTGGACTTAGAGAATAACTTGCAAGAACTTCTTTGATATTTCCATCGGGAAATAATTCTGAGAATTGATATGTTTCAAACTTTCTATCTCTAGAAGTTCTATCTGTATCAGCAATTTTTGTCACATCATCATTACTCATGTAATCTGCAACTAAAACAAACCATTCACCTTTTGTTTTTGGTTCGGGCTTATCTTTCATATGATGAGCTTGAGCATAAGAATCTTCATGCTTAGAACACTCCATGATGCACATCATTTTAAAATCATGTTTACCATATCGATTAAGTTGCCAAAAGGGGTCACCGAAAACACATTGGCCTACAGTTTTATCTTCACAAGCAGATGTAACCTTTGTCACATCATCCATTCTGATTCTCTTTTGACCAGTTTGCATAAGCTTGTCGTAAAGATGCGACAAATTAGGACCACCGTAATCTCTTGGTGTCTTCCTCACTTCGTTAAAAGCATAATCAATATCTTGTCTAGTAAAGACCGAAAAGTTTTTGTACCAAGTCTTCCATTGTTCTTCGCTCATGGTCTCTTCAGTTTTGGGATACTCAGTAAGCCATTGTGACCTAAAGTCAACCATCCACCACTCTCGGCTAATACCAACTTCATCAACATCATCTGGTCTAGATGTTTTTCTATCATCAAGAGCATCTTTCTTTTGTTGTTCAAACGGCATTAAGTTGTTTTCTTGAACTCTATCTATTTTGTCCATTGTATTGTCACCTTCTCCAATTCTTTATTTGTAATCTTACCAGTTTGCATATCTTCGTCCATAACCCAAGTTCTAGATAATCTAATAGTTCCAATCAAACTAGGGAGATTTGTAGACTTATGTTCTTTAATCAACATCATCTACTCGCTATGAACATTGAGATGGTTAGAAAACCTATTGGTGCTAATACCCCCATCAAAATTACTTCTGTTGTTAAGTTAAACATTGTCGTTCTCCAATCTATCTGTAATTAACTCTTTTATAAAGTTATCCATTTGTTTTGATAGTTTATCAAGTTCGTTCCGAATATCATAAACTTTTTTTAAATCAATCATTCTTCCTCCATTCGTTTTTTTAATCTCTCCATCTCTGTTGCAATTTCTGCATCTGAGTAATTTAAGAAATTATCACTTTCTTCATTTTGTTTGTATTCAGCAACTTGCTCCACAAAATCGTTCCAATACTCGTCATCCTCGTCCATAGGATTACCTAGCCTCACCCAAAACTTATAAAGGCCATAGTTCTTATCAGATTGAGCTGAGTACATGAATTTAAAAAACTCTTTTGTGTCTGCAAAATAATCTGCTTCTGTCAATGACTGAATGAAACCCTGCATCATAGTGCTTACGTGTAGAGACTCTCTCTTTGCTTTAGGCAAAGCACTTAGTTTAGGTAGATTTTTGCCATTCCAAGATTGTATCTGTGACGCAAACTCAATTAAGACATGCCAGTGATTTGGGTGCCAAGGCCCACTGATATTTTCTAAAAAATATAAAAGAGCCTTAGTATTTTCTTCTGTCCAATTAAGATTTTCTTCTTGTTCCATCTTCCATCTCCTTCGCCCACTTAGGTGCGCTAGTTAAATCTGCATCTATTACTTGTAGTTTTGGTTTAGACTCCCACTCTTTGTAAGTGAAAGTATCTCTAGCTAATTGTTGGTCCATACCTTTTTTAGACGCAACAGCATCAAGTCCTCTGAGCTTGGGTACAAAATTCTGTCCAACTATTGCAATAAGATTATCTATATCATCACTGTCTAGTTTTTTATCAGTTGCCCATTCAAGCAGTCTTCTGACATCAACAGATAAGGTCTTGTAACTTTTACTATAGTTATAAACTTTGTTACCAAGTTTAAGAGCACCACTCTCTTCAACATTGTTTGCAATTTTTACATCTACAAACTTGTTGATACCATAAGCACTGTCTTTAGCTTCAATAGATATTCCTCTTGCAATTACTAAATCGTTAGGTTCGTCTAAAGATTGCAACTCGGTATTGCTTAAATCTTCTTCTCCTGCTTTAGCTATTTCCCAGATTAAATCTCTCATGATTCATCCTTCAACTTTAAAAGCTCTAAAGACAAAGCTGTTACTAAGGTATTCATTTGTGTTTCATTAAGACCGTGGTCTCTAATCAATCTCATACATTCTTTGACTATATGATTTATAACTCCGTTCATTCTTCTTCTCCAATCTTTGATATAAAAGTGAATTCTGCATGATACTTAGGATGCAGTGTTTTCAAATCTTTTTCTACCATTTCTTTTGCTTTACCGTAGCTTGATGCAAAAACAGTGACATACCCGTCAAAGCCTACCTCAAATTTTCTAACGCTCATTAGAATCCTCCTACTAGTTTTACTGCTATTGCTAGAACAATAAAATAAAAATAACCTTTAGCCATTAGTAACCTTTCTCTTTTAACATTGCTTGATATTCGGGATTGCATTTTGCACAAGTATCTATATCCCACATTTCTTCTTCTGTTTGGTACTCTTCCATAAACTTAGTATCACACATTGCACACTCGAACCAAGCCCACTTCTTTGACTTGGTTTCATAGTGTTTAAATATCGTCGGATAGTTAGGCATATGTCTCCTTCTTAGGATTTTTTTGTTTGAAGGTATAACGATATGGTAAATCCACACCTATACCAACACCATATGGCCTATCGTACTTGTAATGAAAGAAATAAAATATATTATGCTTTAACTTCCAAGCTCTCCAGACTTTATTAGAGTAAACAATTGATTGACCTCTAACTCCAACATTTAACAACTTTCCAGTTCTAAACATAAGTTCTTGTACCCATTGAAATCTAAAATGGTAAGCTACTTTATCTTCTTCAAATAAAACACCATAAGGAAAAGTTCCTTGCATTGTGTTCTTATCAAATTTAGATAGGTGCCAACCACCATCTAGTAATGAAGCTACTAGAAACCATAAAGATTTCATTAAAACTCCGAGCCTGGTATCAATACTTGTTTTTTACTCAAGCCTCGATATTGTCTTTTCTTCTTAGATTTCGCAGCTCTACGCTGTGCTCTGTTTTGCATCTTGACCTCCAATGTCATATACTTTTTGATTGCTTATTATCTATAGTAAGGTAAAAGGTCTTGTGTGTCAAGTTTCATTAAAAAAGAAAAAAATGCTTGAAATTTGTTTTCTGTCGTACCTTTACCATATAATGAAATTGTTGCTAATGGTGGAGATGCAGCATAACAAACTACATAACCTTGTAGTTACAACATTAGGAGCAGAGATGCGAAAAAAACCAAAAAATAGAAATATAGAACAAGAAATTGTTTGGACAAGAATAAACGACCTTACTGATTTACTTCAGAAAAGAGAAATATTCAAAAAGCACTTAGAAGAAATTCCTAACCGTGCAAAAAATGTTCTTGAATCTGATTTAGCACAATTGTATGAATCACGACAAGATGTTGAGGAACTCTATATGCATTTTGATTTTATGGAAGAAGAGTTCAAAATAGCTATGAAAGAGATTGATAACAAAATTCATAATGCTGAAAATCTACTAACAAACGCTGTTGGTAAATTTATGGCTACAGAAAGAAATCTTTTAGACATAGTTAAAGAAACTTACATCCCAGATGATGAGGCACCGTTCTAATTTAAGATAAGCAAAAGGGGGCCATTACAAAACGCCCCCTTAATGCTCCGTACGTATAATTCATTATATCAACCTCATCCTTACAGAAGAAAAAAAAATTTTTATTTTTACCCCATTTTTGTCTTTTCGGTCCTACCTAGCCCTTATAATGCTTTATAAAGAAAATCTGTCTTACATAGTTTTTATACTATGACTTCGGATTAACGTTATACAATACAAAAGAGGAGGTATAGAATGACCGAAAACGAAGAAATAACAAAAACTTTTATCAATACAAAAACTATTGATAAATATATAGATGAAACAATACAAGCTTGGGGTACAGCCCGAAAAGCTAGTATCAATAATTTAGTTGATAATTATGGATATTACTACGAAGGTGGAGAAGATGGAGAATATAGTGCTCTAGACCATCTGTATGAAATAGTTGCTGATAGAGAAGCAGTATTGAAATTGTTTGCAGAAGAACTCAGTGGTATTCAAGATAGAATACTTTACTCTATAGAAACGATGAAAAATGGTGGATAAAGTACACAGCTGGGACGAGACTAAAGAAATAGAAGCATTAGGTGTGAAAGTTTTTAAAGAGGTAGTCAAAGCTAAATCTAAAAATTTTAATTACTACGATAGTGATGTTGACGATGATACTGATTTAGATGGTATTGATGGTTATTTAGTTGGAGAAAACGACAAAATTCAACCAGTTCAGTTAAAAGTCGAAACTTATCCTAACTGTTTTATTGAAACTTATCAAAAAAACCATGAAGGAAGTCCCTTTTGGGAAAAAGTTGGTTGGGCCCTAGATGATAATTTAACTAAAGCTAATAAATATATCTTTTGGATTAATCCTATGGGTATACTTTTTGCACAATCTAAAGCTTTTAAGCCAGAGTTTGAAGCTATTCACAACCTACGTAATGAATTAGGCCTAGTAAAGAAAAAAGGTAACAACAAAGATTATGTTTCAGAAGGTGTTCCCGTTTCTTTTAGCAGGATGGATGTGTGGTTTCGAAGTGTCGTGAAACAATTCACTTGGAAAGAGTTAGAAAATGACATACATGACACAAGTGCTTTAGATGAATTCTTATATTTAAGAAAAAGAACTGCTGATTGGAACCCTATTGATAATCCTTTGAACTACAAACCCGAATTATGATAGAACTTCCCTTAACTCAAGAAATGATAGATAGGGCTAGGAAAAGACATGAAGAGCTTAAACCTTTTGATAACTCTATACTCAAACAAAAGGGTCGTTTTGATGGTTTCTTAGCAGAAGAAGCTTTGGCTTCTTATACAAAATCAAAGCTAGTTAGTTCTGAAGGTAGTGATAAATTTCACTATGACTTGAAAATTAAAGGTATCAAAGTAGAAGTTAAAGCTCAAAGACAAAATAAAGGCAAAAAACCGTTGAAAGAGTATGAATCAACAGTAAGTAGCTTTAGTAAGCATCAGAAACCAGAAAAGTATGCTTTTATAAGTATTGTATACGACCACAAGACCTCCAAGGAACCTAGTTCTGCTTACTTGAAAGGCTTTTTAGATTATGAGGAGTTTCAAGAAATACATCGTTTTATACCAAGAGGAACAAAATCTGGAAAGAACAATTATATTTCAAGACAAGACCAGTGGAATGTTTGGAATTTTGAATTAAAGATGTTTGACAATTCTCCTTTTACTAGCTCTTAATATTATCCTATACCTTAATCCTAAATGATATTTCCTATACCTATAGAAAGAGATTAATCTCTAGTTAATGAGTATAGTTAGTAAGTATAGTTAGTACGACAGCTGTGACGCCAGGTCACGACAGGGCTGTCGC